TAGCTCCTGTAATTCCGTCCCAACTGTCTGGAGCCGCATAAGCTCCTGCCGTGCTTGGCATTCCTCTAAATCGATAAGTATCTCCATTAGTTAAACCATGGTTTGGTACATTAACATTTATATAAGCAGATCCTGCACCATAAGTTGTAAAAGGATTAAAAGGCATTAACTGTGGAACATCCGGAGCAGTTCTTGAAGGTCTTGCATGTTGTAATGCTTGAGGATCGGCCCCCACTGGATGTGGCTTTAATTGAGGTTGTTTAACTTCAAATTCAGAAGTATGTACCCATGCGCCAGTCCATTCCTGTACCATTTCTCTATATGGAAACGCTACACCAGACCTGTCTGATATTGCAAGTGCTCTTCTACCTTTTGAAAATCTAGCCATTATATATTCGGGTAATAAGTTTTAGGGGTTATATAAGTACTAGCCGCAGAACCATCTTCTGATAATGCTCTAGCAAATTCATCTTCATATAATAATTTCATTTCTTGTGTTCTCTGAGGTGCAAACTTCATAGATAAATAATAAGTTAGTCCTGATATCATTGGTGGAATAAATCTATAAGGTGCATCTGTTGCATTGCTATAAGCTCCTGCATCTTGAATTCTTTTTACATAATAAATATTTATATAATTAGATGCTGCTGTTGAATTAGGTAGTGGGTAAAGAGTAATGGTAACTTTGTCTATGAATCGTTGAACCCAGTATTGAGAAGGAGTTCCAAGTGATGCTTTATTTGCTGTTGCAGCATAAGCGTCTCTTGCAACCTTAGTTAAACCTGTGTCTGATTGAGAAGTCGTATTATAATTTTGTCTGTATGTAACATTTAAAATATCTGTAATACCATAAATATTTGTTGTAGGCGTAGTGGTTGCTTGTGGTGAAGCGGCAGCAGCTGCTGCACTATCAACAGAGTTTCTATAAAAAGTATAGATACCCATTCCTTCATCAGTTGCATCTACACTAGTTGCCGAACCCTCTATAATATTTATATTAGTATTTCCTACTTCCCAAAAATGTACACCTCTATTGCCCCATTCTTGAAAAAGAATATTTAAAGATCTTCGAGCTGTTTTGAGTTGATAACCTGCAGTTCCTACTAAACCAATACGTTCATACGCATCGGCTATAATTTCATCAATAGAAAAGTCCTGGTCAAAACTATATGCTCCAGAAGTAGTGTTTGCCATCGGCTACTCCTTAAAACGTTCCAACTATATATAAAAAATCTACGTTTGTTACATCTGCATATATTCCAGTGTCAGCATAAATACCAGCTCCTGGTAGTTTAAACTCCTGAACTGCATTATCGGCTGCACCAAACTTACCATGAAAAATTAATGCAGAAGCTGTTTTAGAACTGTCTGCTTCATTATAAAGTTTAATTTCACCATCAGCTGCATCACTTTGAGCATACACAGTCATAATATTTGCTTTAGTAATATCGGCTGCTGAACCTCCAACCAAAGCTTGTACTTGGCCATCTGCTGTAAGAACTACAGATTGTCTGACTTTAGATGTTATTCCCATAATCTTATCTCCTTAAAAAGATGCTCCCGAAGGAGCATCTTTAATTATTTATTAGTTAGCAGTTAAATTGTTCGCTTGAACGTATTCAACCACAACTCTTGCACTACCAGCTGAAGCAGAGTTCGCTATGGTAATACCATAAAGTTCTACATCAGAAGTACCAGTGTTTGTCCATACATCCACTGCTGCTGGTCCCATAACTACTGAAAGTGCTGTTGCACTAACATTCGTGTGACCACAGATATCAGTAGCATCACCTGAACCATTACCAATGGCAATAGTAGCGGTGCTTGAAGCTGTAAACAACGATTCAATTATAAGTGTAACACCTATAATTTGACTTTTCGCAGGAATTATAATTCCTAACGCTGTTGCTGTAGTAGTTGCGTGAGTCAATTCAGTATCAGCTGATTGAGACATAACAACAGAGCCCACATTTGCCACATTTGTGCCAAGTGTAGATCCAATTGTGTTTCTAATTGTTCCAGCTTTAATTGGGCCGGAAAATGTAGTTGTTGCCATATTAATCCTCCTAGTTTCTGAACATAGTCTCTAGGCCGTCGACTATACTCGTCTATGTTCTTAATTAATTGTATAGTGATTTATTTATATAGTAGATTTTAGTAGAGTGCAAGAGATCCCTGCATGAAAGTACGATTTCAGCGATGTGGCGTTTATTTAAGTAGCCACAGAAATTTGAGGGGCAGAATTCCTGATTTTATTTTCTCTATCAGCAATCTTGGATTCCTCCAATTTAATTTCAGTGATGGTCTGTTTGATTCTCTCATCAATTTCAACCATGTCCAGAGTATATTTACCACTTTGTTCATACTCAGACTGCCACCTCAACTCCAAGGACCTTTTCGTATTGTATAGGTCTTGTAACATCAACAACCTCCTCATAGGTTATTCTATTAGGAATATCTCTAAACATTCCCGTTGATTCCCACTTTATACTCTTTTCTCCCAGCTTGTCAAGGATTGATTTTTCAATAGACGGAGCATTATCCTCAGCTAAAACTTTAAATTTAGCATGATAATCGTAAGCCCATATATTTACTAGGAAATTTCTCATCTTTTCACCATTAATGTTAAAATGTGGCGGTTTTAAGGCCGCCACATAATTAGTTTAGATTACGCACCTTCAACGCCGAAGATACCTCTAAAGTCAGATGCGCCGAAGACGTATCTTTCTCTAGCTTTGTATCTAACGTTACCAGTATCGAAATCACCTTCCATTGAAGTTGTCAATGCTGTTCTTTCAAAGTGTTTCATACCATTTGGAACGTCAGTGATAATGTACCATGAATCAGAATCATTTAAGAAATGGTTTACTCTATATCCTTGCGGAACCATTCCCATAGAATTGACTGCATTGATGTCATTATCCGCTGTACCAACTCTACCTTGAGATTTTAACAATCTCTCAGCGTTGAATTGGTTAGCTGAAGGAACAATCATTTTAGTTCCTTTAGCAGCGATTTTTAAACCTCTTTCATCAGTGAAAGCAGCGATGTCAATCAGTGCTTGTTCCAATGAAGTTTCGTTTAAATCCGCTTGTGTAGATAAAGTGTTTTTAACAACCGCTCCAGTTACTACTGGGTGGTTAGTTGTAAACAATGCTTTTGCATCACCAGTTTTAAAAGTGGCTACTGAAGGTAGACCATTATTTAAAGGTACTGCTGCTTTAACTTGTTTAGCGTTTGACATAGATCTTGCTAATGCTTTTGTGTATCTAGAAGCTAGTCTATCGTAAAGATTGTCTTCGATAGCTTCTTCTGTGATAGCGAAAGCAAGCGCGATCGTTTCCATAGTGTAACGTGCAGTGTAAGTCTCTTGTGCAGTATCATAAGATACTCCTTGACCTTCTGCTTTTACATCAGCGTTAGCGAATCCTGATAACATAACTTCCTCTTCGAAAGCTCTGTCACTTGATTCAGTAACGTATATTTCAGATGACTCGTTGTCATACCGTTTGTATTCCAGACCAAATAGTGCATTTAGACCTGGTTCTAGTTCTTTAACTAGCTGTGCTCTTGATATTGCCATTTTCTATATACTCCTATTTATTATGATTGTAATTCAATCAGGTTTAGAACAACTACGACGGATGTGTAAGCAACAGTCATATCCGAATTTGACGGATCTTCTGCTGATCTTAACAATCGCCATGTGGCTGCGTCCGCACTTGTATCGTTGATATCTAAAGTAGCTGAAGACTGACCAGTAGTTGTACTACCAGCAGAGGCATTCATGTCATACGTTTCTAAATATCCAGCTTGTGCGAGCGTGTCATCAGTTGAGACTACATATAATTGTTGTGGGTTATCGTATACGAAAGCAGTTATGTCCTCTGAATTCGCAGGGGTTACTTGTACATAATGGTTCGACCATGTCGGCTTCAAAGTTGTAGCCGCATTGTAGAAGATTCCATTTAGTACTCCCAAAGTAGGATTGTCTGCGGTCTGTTGACCTTCAGTTACATACCCTGCTGAGGAAGAAACCTGACCACCATGATATATTGTAGTGCCATAGTTTGCATCGATAAAGTACTTACCTTGACCGGAAGTCGCGGGAGTTGATCCCAACGTTCCTGCCGCAATAAGTCCAAAACCTTTTGTGTTACTATTTGCCATAGTTATTACTCCTTAAAGTTTATAGTTTCCTATAAACAGGTTAATTTAATCCGATGATAGGGAATTGGTTGTTATCCCGAGATTAGTTAAAAAATTAACTTTTCTTTGTACCACCGAAGGTTACACGAGACTGTCGATCGATGTCGATCGGCATACTCTTATGTTGTTCCCTAAGTAAGTCGGTTTCAACTGCTTCGTCTTGACCTTCAGAAAGTGTTTTCTGATAATCAACCCTTTGCTTCGCGAGTTCTTCGGGTATCCTAGCCAACAATAGGCCTCCTACTCCGATCACTCCAGCGTACTTGCCTTCAGCTACAACAGGATAATCCTTATCAGAATATTCATCAGCTCTCACTAATTCATATCCTTCTCTAAGACGACCGTAAATATTTTTACTGTCGGCGAATCCCATGGATTCAGCTCTTATCCATCTGTGCCTAAAGCCATTAGGCGCCGGTGGTGCATCCAGAGAGGATGGGGGCTTATACTCTTTTGGACGTTCAGTTTTTGTCCGAGTAACAGCCGCACGAGAAGTTTTTTTATCTTTTGTCATATGCTTACGCCTCCTTCGTGAGTTTTAATTGTTTTGCATACTCTTCGAGTGGCACACCTAATTTTTTAGCTATTGCTACTTGAGACGATGTGAGCCTCATTTGTTTGCGACCAGTTTTTGCACTTCTATTCGCAGAAGCCACCGACTGAACGGGTCTGTTCGTTTGTATATCTCCACTAGTATCAAATTTATGCGGAAAGTCAACACGTATTCTTTTATCTATTTCCGTATAATAGTCGTTTGATTTAGGATCATAACCTTCTTTATCCACTAAATCCTTGTGAATCTCGAATGCTGTAAAAGTCATAGCTCGGTTAGTTCCGAACCATTTATTTTTACCAGCCCAATTTTCAGCCATAGGATCAGCTTCAGGTAATGATTGTGGAGTTTGTCTTGGTAGTCGTCCACCGTCAGAAAGTTGAACAGGTCTCTCGTCCTGTTCAGTTTTTCTTTGTTTTAGTTTAGCATTATCAAACGCAAGCTCTGCTATACGTTTGTTTGCTGTGACTTGAGCTTCAGCATCACCACTTTCAATAGCTCGCGCAAGATCTCTTTGCGCAGAATCCATTCCAGTTTTAACACTTTCCTCAAATCTTTTACTATAATCAGCATCGACTTTTTCAAATCTTTCCTGATCAACTTTTCTTTTATTTTCTAAAGCTTGAGCATATTGTACAGCAGCTTCTTCTCTACGTTCTGCTTCTCTCATTTTACGAGTAAGTTTAGAAATACGAGATTGAACTCCTTTACTATAATCCTCTAGTTTAGAATCATCTTCTGTTTTTGTTTCTTCTTTTTCTGGTTCTTCTTTTACTACTTCCTGGACCTTTGGTTCTTCTTCCTTTGTTTCAATAACCGCTTCTTCTTTTGGTTCTTCAATAGTTACATCGACTTCTGGTCCTGATGTATCTAGCTCAACCATTTTATCTAACGGTTTTTTCTTTTCTTCTTCTGGCATAGTTTCTCCTTTTCTATGTTAGTATTTATGCAAGAGATCCTCTGGATCCTTGACGGTTGCTAAAATTTCATCTTCATTTAACAGCCTAACTTCTCCACCTTCAATATTGATCCGTGATCCTGCATAACGTGCAAAGACCACCCAATCACCAACCGCGCACCACGGACCTGTTGGATATCTCTCTTTATCCCTATAACATTCTGATCCCATCGCTAATACGTTTCCGCATTGTGATGCAACTTGTTGACGTTCTAATGTTGATTCATTCATGATTACCCCACCTTTAGTTTTCTCACTCATTTTAAATGGTAAAACTAAAATTCTCCAACCTGTTGGTTGGGGTAATTTTTCTTTTTCGTTTGTAATTTCTTTTTGAGATTTTGTTCTTTTAAGACCGACTAGATCCTTATTTGGTAAGTGAATCTTTGCCGTTTCCTTTGATGTCGATAATGGTTCCTTTTGACTCATTTTGCTCCTTATCATCTAGCAGGTTAGAGAGTTCCTGTTTAGTTGCCTCTAAGGCGTTAATTTGTCCTATTATATACTTATATGTTTCCATATTGTCAACCCCTCCGGACGTTACAGAGATTGCTAATTGATTAACCCTACTGTCTAATGCTCTTCGTAGTTTATAAATTACGTTTTCTAAATCCATTATATAAGTGCTATTACTCTTAAGCAATCAGGGCAATTCTTTCTAAATCTGTTGTGACTTCCACAATGATTAATAGCTTTTTTTTCTACTTCTTCTGCAGGAGTTTCTAGAACCAATGCTTCCTCTTCTTTTTTTCCAAATAGAAAATTCCAGATTTTTTTAAATATGTTCATTATTTTTTTCCTGAAGCTTTTATAGCATCATATTTATCGTGAATTTTAGAAACTTTTATAGCTGCGTCTTTTTTTATTTTTGAAGCTTTAGATGATTTACCATGTTTATTAACAGCCTGAACAATATCTTCAAAATCTTTTCTTCTTCTTGTTAAATTTTTAGCTATAGGAACAGATTTAATTGCTCCCGCAACTTTCTTACCTTTTGTTAATAAAGATAACCAACCCATAAGTTCTCCTTAAGCTTTCGATGCGCCTCTAGATTCTTTTCTTCTAGATGCATAGCTTTGAGTTTTTGTAGATTCTTTACCCCGTCTTTCACCTAAAGATTCGTCTAGTTCATCAGAAGCAGTTTGCTTCTTAGCAGATTTTCCAGCTTTGTACGGGAATCTAGATTTATAAGGTCTTGATCCGAAATCATTTCTCATATTTTTCTCCTTATTTATTTATATTTGTTTTAACATGCATTGTCCACATTATTTTTACCGTCTATACTGACTGTAAATTAACTGCGGAAGGTCCTTTTTGACCTTGTTCAACTTCAAATGTTAATGCATCACCTTCACGTAATTCTATGTTAGCTGCTTGAGCAGCTGAAGAATGTACAAAAACATCTTTTTCTTTATCGTCTCTTTCAATGAAACCATAACCTTTAGTTGCATTAAACCATTTGACTTTTCCGTTTATACTCATTTTTCTCTCCTTTCCTACTTTTTACCATTTCTAAAAATTTGTGTACCCTTTATACCAAAAATACTTCCGCAGACAAGGATCCAAAGTGAAGTAAACCATGTCGGCAGTGCCGCGAAATGCTCGAAGAAAATTTTTATTTTCTCCATAGCGGCCGGATCGTCCGACCAGACCCCCCAGGCGAGCACCAAAATCGGGAGCGTCAAAATCGCA